AGCTGATACAGATAAGAATGGTATTATTAAACTTGAAACTGGTAGAGGCGGAATATATGATTGTGTGATGGGTTTTGCAGGACGTAGACCCTGGCCTAATGCTGGATATTCAACTGCGTATGGTGTCATAGTTGATGGCGCACAACATTGGTTAGCGTGTGAGGGCGAGGTGGGTAGTGGTATGTCTATCAGTTTTGACCCTACTAAAAATTTACCTAGTTCAGGCAACGGTGGTGCAATTGTAACCAATGATGAAAAACTATATCTCTATGCGTCAAGTTACAGAGATAATAACAAACCTTATTTTTATGATGCTGGTTCTAATAGTAAAATGAGTGAACAGGATTGTGCTCAAATTCTTGTTAGAGTAAATCATATAGATGAGTGGCAGAAACGTAGAAGTGATATAGCAAAGTATTGGTGTGATAAATTTAAGGATTTACCTATAAATTGTTTATCAGATACTAAAGATCCACATGCACATCAAAAGTTTGTAATGTACCTAGCCGACAGAAATTCATTACACACTCATTTACTTTCTGATGGAATTGATACTAAAATTCATTATGAATATGTATTGGGCGATTTACCAATTGGTAAGGATTTACTTAAACCGGATTTATTAAGTAATAGCGTGTTGTTGTCTAGGGGTGTATTAAGTTTACCTATGTATCCAGAGTTGAATGACCAAGAAGTTCAATATATAGCGGATAAAGTAAAATCATTCTTTTGAAGCATAAATAAGGGTACTATGTGGATACTATCAATACTACCCGACGCCGCAATACATATAATCTTTGGATTAGGTATTTTGGGCACAATAGCAGGATTCGTCCTAGGATTCATTCCTTTTGTCAAAACATATCAATTTGCTATACAAATATGTAGCATTATTGTACTTGTAATTGGCGTATATCTTGAGGGCGGCTTAGCCGACTACAAAGAGTGGGAACTTAGAGTCAAAGAAATGGAAGCTAAAGTAGCACAAGCTGAAGCACAATCCGCTAATAAGAACATTGAAATCCAAGAAAAGATTGTAGAAAAGACTAAAATTATCCGTGAAAAAGGTCGTGATGTTATCAAGTACATTGATAAAGAAATAGTCAAAAAAGAAGAAATTATTAAATATATTGAAATTTGTCCTGTCCCTAAAGAAATCATTGATTTACATAATCAAGCTACTGAGTTGAATAAGGCGGCTACAAAATGAAATATCTTTTAATCATTTTATTATTAGCTGGATGCTCAACAGTTGTCCCAGTAAAACAAAAGTTCCCTAATGCTACCCCTGAACTAATGAAAAAATGCGAAAGTCTTAAAAAGATTGAGGGTGATAAAGTAGCAATTACTGATATGCTAAAAGTCATTGTACATAACTATTCACTATACCACGAATGCTCAACTAAGGTAGATGGATGGCAAGATTGGTATAACGAACAGAAAAAGATATTTGACAACGTAAAATAATAGCATATTATGAAGTATTTGATATTATTGAGTGTATTATTGACTGGCTGTGCTACCAACAAAGATTTTGAGTTATACCTAGAAGCACAGAAATCTATAAGCAGAGATGCTACAATGAGTGAGGCGGCACGAATAAGTGTATTGATTGATATGACCAAGAGTGCTGACAATCAAGTAAAAATGGAAGCAATCAGATCATTACAAGAGATCCAGCGTAGTAAAACCCCTATAGTTATAGAAGCTCCAAAGAAGAATTGGTTCGGCTTTTGATAAATACTATATAGGTCTAGGATTTTACATGACACAAGAATTTATTAATACGGGTGATTCGGCAAATAATGCCAATGTAGATCCATTAAGTACGGCTTTTGCCAATGTAGCTAATAATGTGTTTTCTTTACCAACCAGTGATTCAAATGTTCCGGCAGTAGTTGAAGTAATCAATCCTACAAGTCAAGCTACTAATACTAGCAATACTAATAACCTCAATATTGGTAATGTTTATATTACTAATAGATTTGACAGCAGAGCAAATAATCCAGTACTTATTAGACAAAAGCAAAGAGTCACTCCACCAGTTACACTTACTGCGATAGAAACAACTGATTCTACTCCGGCTCTTTCCATTAATTCAACTATATATGGTAGCCAAGAATATATTAACATTGGCGAAACACCTAATGATGGTAACGGTGATCCTTTAAGGGTTGCATTTGGTAAAATTAATAACAATTTTTCAAATTTATTTTTTACTACTACAACTACCAGTACAGCTTATACGTCCGGAAATGCACAGAGTCAAGTTATATTAGAAGTTCCTATAACACAGTTTTATCAAGGTGAATTTCAAATTCGTTCAAGTGATTCAGGCACACCCGATATGCAAAACATCACACTTAGTGCAAGTATTACCAATAATCTTGCTGGTGTAAGATTTAGTGGACATTCTACATTATTTCAAGGTAATGCTATTTGTAGATATGATATGGATGTATCAGCCGGAAATGTTAGAATTTTGATAAATCCTTTACTAGATATAGGAATTGAACATTTTATATCAGCATTTGTAACTTATCCTGATCAAGTAGTAGTATCGGGTATTGAGATTGCATTAGACGGTTATGCTAATGGCTATCTAATGGGAACTGAAAACGACTTGGTATTAACAACGGAATCAGAATGAGAGCAAAAGAATTTATAACCGAACAAACAACTCTACCTGATAGAATTACTAAACCTATGCCTTCTACATGGGTAATACCAGAATTACAAAATCAAAATGCATACTTACAATATAGATTTTCTGTGGCACTAGCCGGTGCAAAAGCCGCTCGTAATGGTGACATACCTAGAATGGATAAAGATTCTGTTTGGGGAGAAAATCAACTTGTATCAGGATATATGAATCCGGATGTAGCTGACGATATTGATTTTGCTTTAGGTGAAATGGGCCTTAAGGGTAGTAAAGTTCTAGTCACTTCTGAACATAGTGAAGAAACACCTGATACCGGTGTAGCTAGCCCGGTAAAAGCATTTAAGGGATACAAAAGAAAATGAGAGCAAAAGAATTTGTATCCGAATCTAAAGTCGGTAAATTGGGAAATAGAAAACAAATGTCTACTAGAGGTTTACATAAGTTTCGTGATGAAGATTGTGCTGACCGTACATATGAGTTGAATAGAATAATGATGGCTGTAGCTGTTACAGATGGTACTTTTGTACCAGATATTGACGGCGAGAGTTGGGCTGGAAGATATAATATTGCAGTTCCTTATACTCAAGAAGAACAAAATATGTTAATGATGGCATACAAGGCTGCCGGATCAGATTTTCACGATTTAAATAAGGGTGATCTAACAAGTAAAGAGTTAGATAGTACAAACACTCAAAGCACAGTTAACCCCTTTAAAGGCTATAAAAGAAAATAATTTAAGCTGAGTTAATCAGAATAAGTAATTGTATCAAATTACAGGATTATAAATGATTGATATCAATAACACGCTTGACTTAGTTAAACTAAAATTTTATAACGAATGGTTATATATAGCCCATATATATGAAGAGGGTAATAGTCAAATGCACAAAGACTTGACTAGAACGGTGGTTGAAAAATATATCGATCCACTAACAATACAAAAAAATGCAAAAATACTTGATTTAGGATGCGGCCCGGGCTATTTCTTAGATTTAATGAAAGAACGCGGATACACCGATCTTACTGGTGTAACATTAAGTCCGGGTGATATTAAAATATGTGAAGATAAGGGTCATAAAATTGCAAAATATGATTTCAGTTTCTTGCCACAAAAAGACGGCTATTATGATGAATCCATTGATTTTATTTTTCTACGACAAGCACTAGAACATAGTCCATACCCTATCTTTACACTAATGGAATATAATCGTGTTCTTAAACAAGGTAGCAAAATTTATATAGAAGTACCTGCAGTTAATCAACCCCGTAAACATGAATGGAATAACAATCACTATAGCATTTTAGGTAATGAACAACTAGCCGCATTGTTAAATCGTACTGGATTTGCTGTTAACACATTTGATAATTTTCAATTTGAGTTAAATGTACCAATAGACGGTGTTGAAAGAGTAGATGCTAATGATCCTAGTACGTATACAACTGTACTTGAAACTTATCTTTGTATTGTTGCTACTAAAGAACGACCGTTAGATATCAAGTAAATTTAAGCACTCTTAGGGGTGCTTTTTAATACTATTCTTAAATTACTCATATAAATACTTGTTATGAGTAATACACCATCACTAGTAAAAAATCCTTATACTAAAACAGTTTTCAAAACTGATAAAGAACTACAGGATTTTATTAAATGCTGTGATCCAGATACAGGTTATCTATATTTTATGGATAACTTCTTTATGATACAACACCCTACTAAAGGTAGTATGGTTTATCATCCATGGGGTTATCAGAAACGATTGATTGAAACCTATCATAATTATAGATTTTCAATTAGCTTGATGCCACGACAATCTGGTAAATCAACGTCGGCAGCAGGATACTTACTCTGGTATGCAATGTTTGTTCCGGACAGTACAATTTTAGTTGCGGCACACAAATATACAGGTGCTCAGGAGATTATGCAACGTATTCGTTATGCATACGAAAACTGTCCCGACCATATCAAAGCAGGTGTAACAACATACAACAAAGGTTCATTAGACTTTGAGAACGGATCTCGTATTGTTTCAGCAACAACTACTGAAAATACAGGTCGTGGTATGTCTATCACACTATTATACTTGGACGAGTTTGCATTCGTTAGACCAAGTATTGCTAAAGAATTTTGGACAGCTATCACACCAACATTATCGACTGGTGGTAAAGCTATTATCACAAGCACACCAAACAGCGATGAGGATCAGTTTGCTTATATTTGGAAAGGTGCTAACAAGACAGAAGATGATTTTGGTAACACAACTGAAATTGGTGTTAATGGGTTTAGAGCATACAGAGCGCATTGGAGTGAACAACCAGGACGAGACCAACAGTGGGCCGATGAAATAAAAGCACAACTTGGTGAGGATCGTTTCAACCGAGAAATTGGTTGCGAGTTTATTATTGCTGATGAGACATTGATTAATCCTAATACATTATTAATGATGGAAGGCATAGAACCTGTGAGTCGTATAGGACAAGTCAGATGGTATGAGAAGCCAAAGAAGGGTAATATATATTGTATAGGATTAGATCCAAGTCTTGGTACAGGTGGTGACCCATCTGCTATTCAAATCTTTGAAGCAAACACTACCACACAAGTTGGGGAATGGAAACACAATAAAACAGATATTCCTAGTCAGATTAAGCTATTAGCACAAATTGCCAAACACATAGCAGAATGTACAAATGAACCCAATAACATCTATTATAGTATTGAATGTAATGGCATTGGGGAAGCCGCTATCATATCGTTAAACGAATATGGAGAAAGTAATATCCCGGGTATCTTTATTAGTGAAGCAGGTAAAGGACGTAGAGGATTCAATACTACTAATAAAAGCAAACTAGCAAGTTGTGCTAAGTTCAAAACACTGGTTGAAAACAAAAAAATGACTGTAAATAGTCGTAGTCTTATCAGTGAATTAAAAGCATTTGTAGCACATGGTGGAAGTTATGCCGCTAAAATAGGTGACACAGATGATTTGATAATGGCTAGTTTGTTGGTTACACGTATGCTACAGCATTTAAGTGACTATCACGTTAATTTAGAGACACAGATACGTGACCATGATGAATACATAGCTCCTTTGCCCTTCTTTGCGGTCATAAGCTAAGACATAAAAGATAAATACAATATGGCTAAAAATCAAGAATCAATCAACCGCTCATTATTTGAGCTATTACGTAGCAGAGGTTATGCCCCTACTC